TGGCCGACAACTTAAGGAAAGATTTCTATCAAACACGCCTGCTCTTGAAAGACTTAGAGGAGATATTGATAGGAAGGCTGGACGAGGCTATCTTGATGGACTCGACGGACGACAGCTTAGGGTCAGATCAGAACACGCCGCCTTGAATACTTTACTCCAAGGTGCTGGCGCTATTGTAATGAAGCAGGCTTTGGTGATACTATCCGACAAGCTTAAGAACATACCGCACAAGTTCGTGGCAAACGTACACGATGAGTGGCAGATAGAAACAACAGAGCATTACGCAGATACCGTTGGTCGTATCGGTGTACGCTCTATCCGAATCGCTGGTGAGATGCTTGGCCTACGGTGTCCGTTGACTGGCGAATATAAAGTAGGCAATAACTGGGCCGAAACTCATTGACGTGAGTGGACTCCCGTAGTACAATCTGCACTGTAGTTAACAAGGAGAATATTATGACTGCAAACAAGCTACCACCTATCACTGTCAAGGGTAAGGTGTATTGGTGTGAACGTAACAAGCTGAATAAGTTCAGCAACAAGTACCAAGTACAGCTTGGCAACCTGAGCGAGAAGGCTATCGACGCCATCGAAGAGATGGGTATCGCGCCTACTAATAAGGGTGATGAGCGTGGCTTCTACATTACGATGAAGTCTAAGAACCCGTTGAAGATCACCGATGAGAGCGGGACTGAGATCCATGAAGATATCCTCATCGCTAATGGATCAGATGCTGTGGCTGTTGTTGGATATTTCGACTGGTCTGTTGGTACTGGACGCTCACCGTCTATGATCAAGATGAAGGTCACCAACCTCATCGAGTACACGGACGCACCGTCTGACGCAGAAGCGTTATGATCCTGATAGACGGAGACATCGTAGCTTATCGCTGTGCCTTCAAGTGCAACGATGAACCAGAGAAGACTGCCTGTTACACAACGGGCAGTTTTTTATCTGAGATGATCAGCGAACTGTTTACTAAGATAGACGGCGAACCTGACTACCGTGTCTTCCTGACAGGTAAAGGCAACTTCCGAAACGACATTGCAGTTACGGCCCCGTACAAGGGCAACCGTAAGGAGAAGGAGAAGCCTGTTCACCTTGAGGCAATACGACAGTACCTCGTGGAGAACTGGAACGCTACCGTATCAGAAGACCAAGAGGCAGACGATGACATTGCTATAGCGGCTGATGCCGACAGCATCATCGTCAGTCTTGACAAGGACTTCAAGCAGGTACCGTGCAGGCATTACAACTTCAACAAGCAAGAGTTGACAGAAGTTACCGAAGCTGAGGGACTGTTGTTCTTCTATCAGCAGATCATCATGGGTGATCGAGCCGACAATATCATAGGTGTCCACGGTATCGGTGAGAAGAAATCATTCAAGCTGTTAGATGGTCTGACTGAGATGGAGATGTACAACAAGTGTATTGAACTCCTCGAATCAGAGGAGCGTGTGATTGAGAACGCTAGGCTACTGTGGTTACGCCGCGAGCCTAATCAATTATGGGAGCCGCCAAGTGAAGAGAAGCAGAAAGAATCTACCTAGAGGTTACGATAGCTGGTTCGAGTATGATCTTATGCAACAGCTTACAGCTTGCAAGTATCACACTGACGGCTTGACATACACCCAAGTCAAAACGTACGAGCCTGACTTCATCTACCGTAAGGGTAAGTACACAACTTACATAGAAGCGAAGGGGAGGTTCAGGGATCGTGCGGAGGCGAGGAAATATGTTGACATCGCAACGGGCCTTAGCAAGACGGAGGAACTTGTATTCATCTTTCAAAACCCAAGAGCCGCAATGCCAGCGGCAAGGGTCAGAAGCGACGGTACAAGATACACAATGGAAGAGTGGGCAGACAAGCAGGGATTCCGCTGGTTCACAGCAGAGACCTGTCCTGCCGAATGGAGTAAGTGATGACTCGACATCTAGTAATACCTGACACTCAGGTTAAGCCGGAGCATAACGTAGACCACCTGTACTGGGCGGGACGTTACGCTGTGGACACCAAGCCTGATGTGATCATTCACCTTGGGGATCATTGGGATATGCCAAGCCTCAGTAGCTATGACGTTGGTAAGAAGTCATTCGAGGGACGGCGCTATGTCAATGACATTGAAGCTGGTAACATGGGGATGGATGCTTTCATGTATCCTATCCGTAAGGAGCGGGATCGTCTGTCCCGTAACAAGAAGCGTACGTGGAATCCGCGTATGGTTTTCCTGTTAGGTAACCACGAGCAACGCATCGAGCGAGCAATCGAGACAGATGCAAAGCTGGACGGTCTCATGTCATACAACGACTTTAGTCTAAAAGACTGGGAAGTTGTACCGTTCCTTGAGCCTATCATCATTGACGGTATTGCCTACTGCCACTACTTCACCAGTGGTGTCATGGGTAGACCAGTGTCAAGTGCAAAGCTTATGCTTCAGAAGAAGTTCATGTCCTGCATCATGGGTCATGTACAAGACAGGGACATTGCGTATGCGCGAAGAGCAGATGGAAGTAGTATTACTGGTTTGTTCGCTGGTATTTTTTATCGTCATTCTGAAGATTATCTAACACCTCAGACTAACGGTAGCTGGTCTGGTATCTGGATGTTGAACGAAGTCAACAACGGATCATTCGATGAGTTGCCTGTTAGTATGAACTACTTAAAGAGGAAGTACGGATGAGCATAGACAATGCTACGCCAGCAGAGTGGGACCGCGCCGCCAAAGCTACACAGCGACAGGTAGGCGGTGATCACTACAAGCGTTTCAACATACAACCTATCGACTTCATTATGGACAATGAACTAGATTGGTGTGAAGCTAACGTGATCAAGTACGTCACACGTTGGCAATATAAGAACGGCATTGAAGACTTACGCAAAGCAATGCACTATTTACAACTACTAATTGAGAGGGAAAGCAACCTGTGATGGACGCATATCAACAGTACATTCACAAGTCTCGCTACGCTCGTTACTTACCTGACGAGCAACGGCGAGAGACGTGGGAAGAAACAGTCAACCGCTACCTAGAGTTCTGGTTAGAGCGAGGTAGCATTACACTAGAAGAGATGAACGAGATCTTCCCAGCCATCTACGACTTGGATGTTATGCCATCCATGCGAGCGTTGATGACTGCGGGAGAGGCACTGGACCGTGACAACGTAGCTGGCTTTAACTGTAGCTATATGCCTATTGATCACCCCAAAGCATTCGATGAGATGATGTACGTTCTCATGTGCGGTACGGGAGTAGGCTTCAGCGTTGAGCGGCAGTACGTATCTAAACTACCAGAAATTGCGGAGGACTTTCATGACACCGATACGGTTATACACGTCGCCGACAGCAAGATTGGATGGGCAAAAGCATATCGAGAACTTATCAGCCTGTTGTATTCAGGTCAGCTTCCAAAGTGGGACGTATCTAGAGTACGACCTGCGGGGTCAACCCTTAAGACTTTCGGAGGTCGAGCGTCTGGTGCAGAGCCTCTTGTTGATCTCTTTAAATTTACCACCGAAATCTTTCGGGAAGCTTCTGGACGTAAGCTGTCTTCCATCGAGTGTCATGATATCTGCTGTAAGATTGCACAGATCGTTGTCGTCGGGGGAGTTCGTAGGTCCGCTCTTATCAGTCTTAGTAACCTCACTGACGACCGCATCCGACGAGCCAAGTCAGGACAGTGGTGGCAAGACAATCCTCAACGAGGACTAGCCAACAACAGTGCGTGTTACACAGAGAAGCCAGACTTTGAAGCGTTCTTGAACGAGTGGAGTAGTTTGTATGAGTCAAGATCAGGAGAGCGAGGTATGTTCTCTAGAGTTGCAAGTCAACGACAAGCTGAGAAGAGTGGCAGACGAGATGCTTCCTATGACTTTGGAACTAATCCGTGTAGCGAAATCATCCTGCGACCATACCAGTTCTGCAACCTATCGGAAGTTGTTGTCAGGGCAACCGATACTCTCTCAGACCTCAAACGGAAAGTACGTGTTGCGTCTATCCTTGGAACTCTTCAGGCTACGTTGACAGACTTCCGCTACCTACGCAAGGTATGGAAGGACAACACAGAAGAGGAAGCGTTA